TGGAGGAGCAGTATTCTGACAAACTCTGTGACGGAACTACTACGTCCTGGGTTGTCGACTACTCTACTCCTGCATTTAAGGTTGGCAAAGTAAAGTCCTTTACGGACGTGGTTACTCCTTCCTTCTCCCGAAGATCGCGTAAGGGTGATTTAATATTTAACCCTATGCAAATGTCGGAACGTGAAATATTCACGACCGGCAGTGGCTACACGATTAAGGGTACGGAGGCTGGCTGCCCGGCTCCCTACGTTGGTAACCTCGCTTGGAGAACTTATCGCTCCAACGAGAGTACCCTCGCAGTGCTCCTGGCGGGTGTTCTTGGTACTAGTGGAGGGATTGTATCTTCTCCTACTAGCGCCATTATTACCCAAGCCGAGATCGACTCTTTGGTTTCAGAGGTCTGTACCAAAGCGCAGGCAAACGTCCGTGGAGGTGATACAAGTGGTCTTGAATCACTTGTTCAGCTCAACAAAACTTTTGACCTGATTCGTAAGCCGCTTGAGGGCGTCTACTCCTTAACGAAGGCATTAACATCCTTCAATAAGGGTAAGAAGTCCGGCAAGCTTACGCGCAGCGGTGCAGATTTACTAGCTGTTCCTGCCTCTGAATGGCTTAAGTATCGTTACGGGATTTTACCTCTTGTTAACGATATACAGGCTTGATGAAATCCCTTAAGTCTAAGAGAGGCTTTGTGCGCCGTACTTCCCGCGCAAGCGGAGGTATTGAACGCAATTCCACTCGAAGCTTAACCAGCAACTTTGGTGTTTTGACCACTATCTTTGAGGAGCAACGTTCGCACTCAGTAAGAGTCCGAGCGATGACCGTCACAGAATATGTGGCGTCAATGCAAACTGATCTCGGTTTAACCCTTGATCAGATTCCAAAGACGGTTTGGGAGTTAATCCCATTCTCATTCGTTGTTGATTGGTTTGTTAACGTTAATGATTTTGTTAACGCTAGCACACCTAGGGTGGGCGTGGACCCTAAAGGCGGTTGCTACACTGTGGAGCAGGTCATTCAATCGACCTACTACGTCACTGGAGCTTCCGTCTGGTCAGGTTACACACTCGAGCAATCCCCAACTGGTGTTTATTTCGAAAGAAATAAGACCAAGGTAAGGGTTGTAGGGCTCAGGAGCCCTGTGTTAGGAGTCAAGAGCGATTTTCGCTTCGACAAACTGACACGTTTAGCTGATACTGCTGGTTTAATAGTCCAGCAGTTGAAGCAGATAGTGAGATAAAACTCGCTATCCCGTCTTCCTCTTCCCTAATCCCGGGGTGGAGTTAAATTTTGGAGGCATTATGCCTTTTTCATTTAATACCACTACGCGGTTCGGTAGGGGGCATTCGGCTCGTCTTACTTCTAAGCTGAACGCTTGGAGCGAAGGCGCACAAACGCTGTTCTGGTACTTCCTCGGCTTGTTTACGTTGGGAGTTATGACCCCATTAGTAACCGTGCTTTGGTTGTTATCAAAACAGTGCCCGTGGTAAAGCGGGAAAAGCGTCTTTCAGTCTTAAGTTTGACGAAACCCTAGGTAGGCATTTTGCTTACCTGGAATTTGTTACTTAGGGAGTTTACCCGATGTCGTTGACTTTCAACACCAAGACCTTCAACGCTGG